GGTTTAGTTAATTTATTCTCACCAAAAGAAGGTGGTGGATATGGATACACTTTAAGTAATTCTGGTGTAGTGTTTTGGACCAAACCATATCAAACTACAAAGAAGCTAACACTATCACCACAATTGTTTACAATGCTGCCAGGTGGAAGTTGGAATACGAATACCGGTGAATTCACTTATGGTTCTGATGTTGGATTATTATTGGGTACTTCGATTGATTACAAAATCAGCAAACGTTTTGGATTTAGTTTTAATTACAAAATCAATACGTCTACTGCGGCTGGAGCACCAATATTAAGTAATTTTTTAATTGGTTCTAGATTAATGCTTTAATCCAATTTTAAAGGTTCTTTGTGTTCTCTTTGTTTTCTAAATCCGTAATCTTTGGTAGTTTTGGAGATGGTAGCTCCCAATGAGCTACACACCACCAAAATTGCTATAAATAAATTCAACATAATTTCTAATTAAAGGGTAACTAATTCTCTTTTAATTTCTGTAACTATTTTGAATGATTTTGTAGAAACTATTTCTTTTTTTTCATTCTTAATTTCAATACGATAAACACCATCTAATGAACTATCAAATGAAAATATTTTTTTAGATGCAAAATATTCTGTATGAATCAATTCCCCATCACCATTGTAGATGTTTGCCATCAATTTTTCGTTTGGAGATTCTACTAAAAACTTAAATTTTCCAATTGAATGGATTGAAACAGGCGATGTAGCATTTGCATTTAGAGCTGCTACTAATAAAATGGATGTAATAAGTGATTTCATATTAATTGTACTTTTTTTTGTTATTTGTAACTATTTTAATATAAGTATTGGAAAAATACTAAAAAAATAATAAAAATAGGATATTCCCAATATTTTAAAAAAGGTTCTTTGTATAATACTATTATCAAATTATTAAGTGTATAAAAAAATACTAATAAAAAGGTTTTGTATATTTATTGGTGTAAAAAATATATATTATGAACAAGTTTCTTAAATTAGGTGTAATCGTTATAGCAATCGCAGTTGGAATATTTATATTTCGTGAATGTTCTTCATCGGATACGCCAGGTGAAACTGTGAATGTGGATGGTAAGAAGTATGAGTTAATAAAACACAAAATTGATACTTTTGTTGTTGAACATACTCAAATAAAATATAGAAAGGGTAATGATATCTACCACGAAACAATTGTGGAGAAAGAAAAGAGAGTAGAAGTACCCATTTATATTAAAGCTGATAGTGAAAGAATTGTCAGAGAGTATCATCAAAAAGTTTTGTATAAAGATAAGTTAGTATTAGAGAACGGATTGGGAACAATTGAATTGACTGATACTATATCTATGAATAAGATTATTGGTAGAAAATGGAACGCTCAAATAAAGGAAAGAACCATAACTGATACCAAAATAGTAAAAGAGTTACCAAAGAATCAAGTCTACATTGGAGCGCAAACTATAATCGGAAATTCAAATGTAATGGTTGGTCCACAACTTACATTGAAAACTAAAAGAGATAATATGTATGGTGCCGGAATGTTGATTGATGGTAATGGTAACAAATACCTAGGAGTTTCAGTTGGTTGGAAAATTAGACTTAAAAAATAAAATGCTCAACGAGTGTATAATTGTATCTAAAGAAGTTGGTGATAAGTTTATCTTAGCAAAAAATAGAGATAGAGCTTACAAACCAAAATTAGAAATCATTCACACTATTATAAATGGTGTAGAAGTTGCATACATTCACGATATGATTACTGATTGGAGTGAAGGTATGAATGAGTTTGGAATTGGTATTGTGAATTCAGCTCTAATGGTAGGACATGATGAGGCAGAAGCAAAGTTGGTAAAGAAGAGCGGTAAACCATCCAAAGATGGAAAGAAGATTAGAACTGCACTTTCACAAAAAACTTTAAGAGAAGCAATTAAAGCAGCAGTATTAACCGATGGTGGTGTTAATGGGCATACGTTTGTTTCATCTCCAAAGTATATGGTTAGTATTGAAAAGACATCAAAACACAAACCTAATATTATTTTACACAATATGGAAAATCCAGTTGTTCGTACAAATCACGGACATATGTTTACTGATGCTGGATACACACATGGTGAAAAATACTTATCATCTAAAATGAGAAAAATATCAGCTGAAAAATCAGTTGATAAAGTTGAAGATTGGAAAGAGATTGCAAACGCAATGAGAAAAGAATTCTTTCCAAAACAATCTCAACTTAATATGGCAAGAAAATCCAAAGAGATGTTTACATCATCTCAAACTGTACTTAACCTTACTGATAGAATATTACAAATAGAATATTTTACTGATAACGTTCAAGAGTTTGTTGGTATAACTAATAAGTTACCAAAGGACTACAAAGCTAAAATTAGTATTGTGGTTAAACCGATTCAATCCTAACTTTTTATAGTTTAGATATTTATATACAAGCAATATATAAATAAAATTACTATGTCAACCGAATTCGAATTATTCAAAGGTAAAACATTAGGTTCACTTTTTGAAGATATCTATAACAACCAAACACAAAAGAAAGCAAAAATATCCGAACTAATCATTGAACTAAAAAAGATGGTTAGACACGCAGGTGATATGGCCGTTATAGGTCCTTTGATTAGAGATTTAATAGATACATCAGTAAAGAATGATGACCAATTAGTTAAATTAGCAAACCTTGCTCAAAAACTAATAGTATCTGAAAAGAAATCAGAGGGCGATGATGGATTCCTTTCAGCATTTGAAAAAGAACAATTACTTAAAGATATCGAAGATACTCAATTAGAATTAGAAAGGGTTGATGAATTAGAGAACGAAATAGAAGAACTTAAACAAAAAGTAAAATAAAATGGCATTACAAAATTCAAATGTTGTATCGGCGCAAGTAACGCAAACAGGTCCAATAAATTCAAGTGTAAGTAAAGGATTTGGATTTGTTTATGATGTTATTTTAGATGAAGCACATCCAGCTATAAAAGATAGTAATGGTAAATTAAATGTTTCATACATAGGTTGTGTTCAATTTAGATATGCAAATGATAGTGCATCTGATGATACAAATTTATCAATTGCATTTCCATTTGATAAGAACTTTAAAAACTTACCTGTAAAAAATGAAACAATAGAAATTTTTCAAGCTGGTTCAACTGTAATGTATAGAAGAATTGGACAAGATATTACACCAAATATAAATGCTGGACAAAATCAAATTACATTACATTATGGTGATAAAACAAAATTAGAAAATAAAACTACCGAATATAGTAAAGTAGCTGAAACGGGTATAACAAAATCAAATGTAAATCAATCATTAGAATTAAATGGATTTGGTAAATATTTTAATGTAGAACCTGGAATACATAAATTAAAATTATATGAAGGTGATAGTTTAGTTGAAACTAGATTTGGACAATCAATAAGATTTTCTGGATATAATAATGCTAAAAATGTATTTTCACCATCAATAGTAATAAGAAATAGTGAGAGTCAAATAACAAGAAAAAAACCAATAACAGAATCTATAATAGAAGATATTAATAGAGATGGAAGTATTATCACTATGACATCTGACCAATATGAGTTACCATTTTTACCTGGTACTGTTGCTGAAAGTGGTACGGGTGATTTTCAAACAACACCACAATCATTTCAACAATATCCATCTAAATTAATTGGTGACCAAATTCTAATTAGTTCCGGTAGATTGATATTTTCAGCTAAAAACGCTGAAATGATATTTTATTCTAAAAAGAATTATGGATTTATATCCGATGGTGCTATGTCAATAGATAATGCAAGAGGAATTGATATTAGTGTGGGTGGTGATATAAATGTATTAACTAATGATAGGAGTATTCATTTATATACTGGTAATGGTTCTATCATACTAGGTAGTCAGGGATTAGAACCATTGGTAAAAGGACAAACTTTGGTAGATATATTAGGTGAACTAATAGATACAATTGTAGCACAACAATATCTAACACCATCCGGTCCAACTAAAATAGGACCTGAAAATGTACCAAAATTTGCATCTATAAAGTCAAAACTTAATTCTATGTTAAGTAAATTAAATCAAACTTCTTAAAAATATGCCAACTATAATTCAACCATCTTTACCTAAATTTGATACAACTTCATTGAATGTTGATTTGGCTACTAAAATAAAACCAACCGAATTACAATCTGTGCCTGATAACAATGGTAATTTACGTTATATGATAAAAGACCAATCTAAACAATTGAGTACTAATATAGAAGGTAAGTTGGCAGAATTTGATAAAAACGTACAAACACAAACTGAACAACTAGCTGCATCAGTTGAAGCTGAAGCAAAAAAAATAGAAGAAGATGCTCGTGCTGCTGCAAAAATGATTGAAGAAGAATTCAAAAGAAAAAAAGAAGAAGCAAAGAAGGCAATTGAAGATGCTAAAAAACAAGCAAAAGAAGCGTATCAAAAAGCACTAACCGCAAAAGAACAGGCGGAAGATATGATAGCAAAATTAAAAGGGTATAAAATACCTAGATTAAAAAAATTAAAACCTGTACCAATAAAAGATTTACCAGCACCTCCTCAATTTTCTAAATATATGGATGCTGATGCAAAAAGGGAATATGCTAAAACAGCTAAAAGTTCAGCAACAAAAGGAGAACCACCTGCAGAATCTTTAGTTAGTAAACCGGAAATAAAAGCACCAAACTATAAAATAATGGTAGAAGATATGCGTATATTTACAAATGGTGGTGATTATTTTACTGGAAAGGTATGGGCAGATGGAATACAAATATTAAATAGAAATTTTTCAACTATAACATTTACAAAAAAATCCGTTGAAGATACTCTTAAACTTGAAGCTAAAAAAATTGGATTTTTTACAAATGGTAAATCATATCCACCAAACCCTTCATTTGTATAAATTATGTCTTGGGAAATATTTAAACAAAATATTGTAAGAATTTCAAATAGACCCGGTAGTATATCTGATATAGATACTGTGGCTAGGGCTTATGCGGTTGAATACGATGCTGCAATTAAAAGAGGATTTGATACTTTAAATAGTGTAACACTTCAACAAGGTGATGTTGCAACTATGGAAAAATTGTTTAAAATTGCTTTACAAAACGGATTATCATCAACAGGTCCATATGATTTGATTGGTGAAATGGGAAAAGGTGTAATTGCATATTGGAGTTCACCGGGTGCACCTGCTAGTGTTGATACTAACGTACCATAATATATATAATATATGGGAGCTATAATGAGAAACTTTCCAATACCATTAATACCAGCACCTGGCTCAACGGCTAATGTTGCTGTAATAAATAATGTAGTATCAAGTCCGGGAGTTTGGGGACCACCACAACCACCATTAGGAGCTGGACCCGGAGATACTTTATCTGAAGAGGAAAAAGCTGGTGCTAAGGAAGACTTGGATTCTGCAAAAAAAGATTTGCAAGATTTTCAAAATGACCCAACACCAGAAGGACAGGCTAAAGCACAAACTGCGAGAGAACAAATAGCATATCAATCAGAAAGATTAGGAAGTGGTGAGAATGTATCTTCATCGGATGTATCAAATGAACCAAAACAAGAAATTATAGCAGATTTACCACCTGATATGGAAATAGGATTAAAAATAGTTCAATATGCTTTGCGAGATTTAGGAACAACAGAAAACCCACTACCACCAGGAAAACCTGAAAATTCTGGCCCAAGAGTTTTACAAATGTTAAAAGGTGTTGGATTTAATGGACCTGCATATTGGTGTGCCGCTGCAGTATCTGACTGGTATAGAGGTGCTGGTGCAAAATCACCTAATAGTGCATCTTGTGATGTTTGGATGAGTTGGGCAAAAAGAAACGGTTTGTTTAGTAGTAAACCTGCTATTGGAGCAGCTATTTTATATGGAAGTTCTGCGGATGCACATCATATAGGAATTGTTGAAGCAATAAGTGGAGATAGAGTAACCACAATAGAAGGAAATACTTCTGGTGGTGGTTTTAGTAGAAACGGAGTTGGTGTATTCCGTAAATCAGCAAGAATTGCAAAAGCAGTTGGATTTGTATTACCAATAAAAAAATAATAAAATGTCAGCAGTTAAACCTACGGATAATACTGGAGTAATGGTAGATGAGTTCATTCGTTATGCAACTCAACACTTAACTACTATAACTGGAATTATAACAACTACATCTTTATATCCACCACTTGGAACACCCGGTCCTGGTATTATAAATTGGACAGGGTATACTGTACCACCAGCATCTCCATCATTACCCGTTGGGCAAGTTGATACATCTGCAATAGAAATGACGCCTGAGCAAGAAGCAATAGCCGAAAGAGCATCGCAAAAAGGAGCGGATATAAATTCAGCAACAAATGCAGCACTTTCTGGTGTTGAATATAGTGGTGGTGGTTCTTCTGGTGGAGGGGGTAGTGATTCAGATGGTGTAGTATCGTTACCCGTAGATAAATTACCAGTTGATGGTGTTGAAAAAATACCTAACTACAAAACAACTGTAAAAGTTCCACCCGAAATAGTTGTTGCTATGAGAAAATATGGAGTGGGTAGAAGTCCTTTGGAAAGAGCACACTTTTTAGCACAATGTGCACATGAAAGTGGGGGATTTATTTATAGAGAAGAATTAGCAAGTGGGGCTGCATATGAAGGTAGACGTGATTTGGGTAATACACAATCCGGTGATGGTGTACGATATAAAGGTAGGGGATATATTCAATTAACAGGTAGAGCAAACTACACAAAATTTGGACCTGTTGCTGGTGGTGATTTTGTAGGAAACCCAAGAGTAGTTGCACAACAATATTATGCGGATACTGCTTGTTTATTTTGGAAATCAAATAGTTTAGGTCTAAAATGTGTAAACTCATCAATTGATACTATTAAAGTTGTAACTAAAAGAATCAATGGTGGGTATAACGGATTGAATGATAGAGTAAGTAGATTTGCTGTTTATTGGAGAGAATTACAAAGAGACCCAACCCTTTGGGTATAAATCCCAAAAATAAACAAATCAAATATTTATATTAACAACAACGAAAGATAAACAAATGAATACGGATAAATTATTAAAAGCTATTCAGATTCTTATCAAAGAGGAGTTAAAACAACAACTCCCCGCTTTGATTAAAGAAGGAGTGAAAGCGGAAATGAAAAAGGTTTTAGCAGAAGGAAATACTAAACCACAACCTAAAAAAGAAAGTGAAGGATTTTCAATGGCTAAAGCAATATTGGGAGATGATACTATTAAGGAATCTGTTGAAACTAAACAATTTAGTAAAAACCCAATGATTAACCAAATTTTAAATGAAACAAGAGGAGGTATTCCCCAAGGTGATGGTGGTTTTAGAACAATGAATTTTGGACAAGGTGATATGGGGTCTATTGTAGGCAGAACTGCAGTAGCTGATAAAATGGGATATGGTGATTTAGCTAGAGGACCTCAACCAAGTGGATTGGGTGTTCAAACTGGAGTACCGGAATTAGATAAAGCATTGAATAGAGATTATTCAGAATTAGTAAAAAGATTTAATAAAAAATAATGGCTGTATTATTAGGTCAAAAAATGGTTAAAGATACAATAGCATATAACGATTATGCTATTGGTATTACATTGCCATTGCAAATTGGTAATACGGCATTTAATCAATCTTTTAAAACAATTGACCAAGTAAAAACTAACATTAAAAATCTTTTACTAACAAAGAGAAAAGAAAGAGTAATGCAACCCGATTTAGGTAGTGGATTACAAGAATTACTTTTTAATTTTAACGATGATTTTTTAGGTGATAAAATAGAAGAAGTTATTACAAATAGTATGGAAAAGTGGTTGCCATATGTTACTATTGAACAAATTGATGTTAGACAGACTAATCAATTAAAGGATACAAATAATGTTGAAATTTCATTAACATTTAGTATAACAAATAATGTAGGTATGGAGACAGTAACCTTTACAGTATAAACAAAATGGCAATAACTACAATAAATAAAAATTTTAAAAACAAAGGTAAAGATATTAAATATCTTAACAAAGATTTTGCTTCATTTAGAGAAAACTTAATTGAGTTTTCTAAAACATATTTTCCAAAAACGTATTCTGATTTTAATGAAACATCACCTGGTATGATGTTCATTGAATTAGCATCTTATGTTGGTGATTCGTTATCTTATTATGTGGATGATACTTTGAAAGAATCTTTAATGCCATACGCTGAAGATATTCAAAGTGTAATTGCTTTAGCACAATTTTTAGGATATAAACCAAAAGTAACATCACCTGCAATAACAACTATATCTGTTTACCAATTAATTCCATCAATAGGTAGTGGAGTTAATAATAAACCAGATGAAACATATTTTCTTAGAATAAAAGAAGGTATGAGATTACAATCAACACAGAATAATGTATTATTTAGAACTACCGATGTGGTTGATTTTAATGATGTAAATAACAGAGAGATTACAATATATGAAAGAGATGTAAATACTGGAGAACCTACATTTTATTTAGTTAAAAAGTATGTTCAAGCAATTTCAGCAACTGAATCCGAAAGAACATTTACATTCGGTCCATATCAACCATTTCAATCAATAACGTTGGATGAAACAAATATTGTACAAATATATGATGTTAGGGATTCCAATGGAAATAAATATTACGAAGTTCCATATTTGGGTCAAGAGATGGTATATATTGAACAACCAATGACCGAAACAAATGATGCTGAATTATATCAATTTAAAACAACAGTTCCATATATTCTAAAAACTATAAAAACACCTAGAAGATTTGTAGCAAAAGTGAATCAAAATAGTACAACTACACTACAATTTGGAGCAGGTGACCCATCCGCATCAGATGAGCAATTAATACCAAATCTTAAAAATGTTGGATTGGGATTACCAAATTCTATTAGTAGATTGGAAGAATCATTTGACCCGACAAACTTTTTAAAAACAAAAACATATGGAACATCGCCATCAAACACTACAATTATTGTTAAGTATTTTATAGGGGGTGGTGTTAGTTCAAATGTAGTTAAAGGTGATTTGACAAGAATAGTCGGAATTGAATACGAAGATGATACGGATTCGTTTACAGCAGCACAAACAGCAGTATATAATAGTATTAAAAATTCAGTAGCAGTTGATAACGAAATACCCGCAACAGGTGGTAGAGATGGTGAAACTATTGAAGAAATCAGACAAAACGCATTAGCAAATTTTGGTGCACAAAATAGAGCAGTAACTGCAAAAGATTATCAAGTTAGAGCATTATCATTACCATCAAAATATGGTGGAGTTGCTAAGGCATTTGCAACTGCAGATGGTACATTGGATAATAACTCACCCGCTTCTATATTGGCATCACCAAACCATTTACAAGAGTTTACGGATTTGGTTATGAGTTTTGTAAATAAACCTGATTCAGAAGAACCAAATATACAATCTGTTAAGCAAGATATTACAACGTATTTAATTGGCAAAGATTCAAACTTAAAGGAAAAGAATAATCCATTTGCAATTAACCTTTATTTGTTAGGATACGATTTAAACGGAAATCTTACAAATCTTAATAAAGCAGTGAAGGAAAATTTAAAAACTTATATGAACGAATACCGAATTTTGACAGATGGTGTTAATATAAGTGATGGATACATTATTAATATTGGTATTGAATTTGATATTATAATATACAACAACTATAACAAAAGTGAAGTACTTACTAAATGTATTACTGAATTAAAAGATTATTTTAACATAGATAATTGGACATTTAATCAAACAATTAATTTAAGTGAAGTAGAATTACTAATAGCAAATGTAGAGGGTGTATCATCAGTACCAATGATGAAAATAACAAATAAATGTGGTGGTAAGTATTCAAATAATTCATACAATGTAGATGCTGCAACTAAAGATAAGACAATATATCCATCTTTAGACCCATCTATTTTTGAAGTTAAGTTTCCGGATTCAGACATTAAAGGAAGGGTAAGATAATGATATATTTTTTAACAGCATCTAAAGATGCATCGGTTTATTTACAACAACCCAATCAAAATACTGGGCTTGATGAAATATTGGAAATAAATAAAGTGTATTATGGAAATATAAAAGATGTAACCCATGCTTTACTTAAATTTGAAATGGGGTATTTATCATCTTCAATTGTAAGTGGTGAGATATCAATGAGTAATGCAACTCTTATTTTAAGAGAAACTGAAAGTAATGAAATACCATTGGATTACACAATATTTGCAAATGCATTATCTGGTAGTTGGGAAATGGGTAAGGGTAACAGATTTGATGAAATTGAAACTGCCGGTGTAACTTGGAATTATAGAGATGGTGATAATGGAGTTGAATGGTTAGAAAACAATTTTAATACAAATACAACTGCTAGTATAAATAATGGAACTGGTGGTACTTGGTGGACTAATTATCAGGCATCTCAGGGATACAGTTATCAAACCGCCGATATTGAAATGGATGTTAAATCCATTTTAAGAGGATGGATAAGTGGTTCTATTAAAAATGATGGTTTTATTTTAAGAAGAGATGTTGATAAGGAACGAGATACAAATGATTACGGACAACTTAAATTCTTTTCAAAAGAAACACATACCATTTATCAACCAAAAATTAGAATAGGTTGGAATGACCAATCAATTGTAACTGGTTCATTAACCGCATTAACAGCGGAAGATATAAAAGTTAGTATATCTAATTTAAAAAAAGAATATAAATTAAATAGTATTCCAAAATTAAGAGTGTTGGGTAGAGAGTTATATCCATTAAAAACATTTAAAAGTGAGTTTGCTTATAATGATGTTAAATACTTACCTCAAAATACATATTATCAAATAAAGGATTTACATTCAAATGATGTAATAATTCCTTTTTCAGAATATTCAAAAGTAAGTTGTGATTCAACTGGTAATTATATAAAATTAAATCTTTCCAATTGGGAGGTTGATAGAAAATATAAAATAGAATTTAAAATAGATAACGATGGTTCTATTTCTTATTTTGATGATAATATAATATTTGGTGTAATTAAATACTAACATGATAAAAACAGGTTTACAAAATGAACAAATAATATCCGAACTTTTGGTTAGCGGTTCACAAGTAATTAATACTAAAAATGATTTCGGAGTTTATATGTTCGAAGAAAAAGAAACTTCGGATGGTGTTGTATTTGGTAAATTACAAAAACCAAAATACAATGAAAATGAGGTAATAAAATCAATTGATACAAAGATTGTAGAATTACTACCAATAGAAGCTCCACAATTACCTGAAACAGTTTTAAAATTTATCTATGATGCTAAAGTTGCTGAAGTAGCTGATTTGACAGAAGAAATTCAACAATTAAATACTGAAATATCATCTTTAGAAGGGACTATAAGTAGTTTAGAAACTGAACTTGAAGCAATAAAAATTGATATGGATAATAAAGATTTGTTATTGGCAGTTGCTGAAAACAACTCACAACAATCAACAACTAAAGTTCAAAGTTCAATACAAGAATTACAAAACGCTATACAAAGAGCAACGGCGGAATCCATACAAAGAGTTTCGGCATATGCTAGAAATGAATCTTTAAAAGGACAAGTAACACAATACGAAGAACAAGTATCTACGGCAACAACGCAAATAAATTCATTAAATGGTACAATACGTTCACAAAATCAAACTATCTTTGCCAAAGATAGTACAATTGATAATGCAAATGCTGAAAACGCAAGACTTCAGACAAATTTAATTAATAGATTAAATAGTAATAGTTCCAGCGGTGGTAGTAGTAAAAAAATTATTTGTGATATGCTATATAGACAAGGATTTATACCTGAACATATATGGGTAGCGGATGAGGCATTTGGTGAGATGATGTTAAAAGAAAATAGACAAGTTGCTATGGGTTATTTAATGTGGGCACAATCTGTTGTGGATTATTTTAGTAAAAACTCACAATATTCTAAATACCTATATGTAGCTGTAAAACCTTGGTCAGAACATATGGCACATTTAATGGGTGTATTACCAAATGATAATTTAATTGGTAAGGGATTGCACTTTATAGGTTGTCAATATTCATTGCTTGTTTATAAGACAGTTAAGTTTAAAAGAAAATATAAAAAGAAAAAACTATCATTGGGATGGCTATAAAAACATTTAAAGAAATTATAGATAACAAAGGTTATAGGATTGAAGCCAAAGATAGAGAAATTTTTGAGCAGGGAAACCTACAATCTTTTTTTGGATTGGGAGACCAAGATGCTATTGAGTTTATAATGTATGATATTAATGATAATCAACTACCACAAAAAGGTGGAGACTTGGTTAATTATGTAACATTATCAACTCAAAATATAAAAGATTATATATTGTTGCCAGAAGGAACTATATTTCAACGTTATAAATTTCCAAAAGAATATTTTGTAGATGTTGAAAGATTAATTAAAGAAGCGGGATATGATAGTGGTATTTTTAAAACACAAATAACTTTGATAAACAAAAGAGTTGGTAGTGAGCAAAAATACAATAAACTATGGATAAATGAAATATCACCATCAAGAACTGAAATAAGATTACTTCCATTAAAAAAAGGATTAGAAACGAATCCAGAATTAAGAGAAAGATTTAATCTAATGTTAAGAGATGGTAATTTTAGAGATGATACAATTTATTTTGTATTTCAATTTATTGAAAACATAACTCCTATAAAAATATCATCTTTTATGAGAGATAAATATTCTGATAAATTTTTGACTAGATTAAAAACAGAATTTAAAATACAAGACTTTGAAACATTTGTAAGTAGAGTGTATGATACATTTGTGGAATCATCTGCATACGAATTTACAAATAGAATATCTCAATTAGGTAATTTAAACTATGGAAAACCAAAAAATAGTAGACCTTCAATTGAATTAACCAAAAGTACTATTGTAGCAAATTGTGAAAGATTGCTAATAGCAGCTTTGGATTATCATTTGTTAAGACCTGATGTAAAAACCACAACAACTTTTGATGCTGGTAATGATGCTAGTTATGATGAAGTTGGTAAAGTATTACAAAGATTAAATTCTGATACTAAAATAGATACAAGAAGTCCTATTATTGAATTGGTTAAACAATCACCACCACAATTACCACCTGTGCAAGAAAAAATACAAACTGTAATTAGAAAGGAAACGCCTATTGAGAAAAAAATACCAGTGTCAACACCGGATAATTACCCAGACCCAGAACCAACACCACCAAAAGCTGAACCCGAAGTTATTATAATGAGAAATTATATGGTTACTAATTTGGCAAGACAAAGAGATGGAGTAGGTACTACTGTAGTTGTTAGATATCAAAACGAATTTAAAGATGGCAAACAAACACAATTACAAAGTGAGGATTCAATTGATATTTGTGCTTTAAAAGGTAGTGTAAATGTTGTAGAAACCGATGCTAGGGTAATGATAAAAGATGTAGGTCCTTGTGATAAAGCACAAGAAAAACCAGTACCATCTGTAGAACCATCAAAAGGTGGTGGTTCTTCTGGTACTAGTCAACCGGGAGACGGTGGTTATTCTCGTGGTGGTGATATAAATAATGCAGATTACAATCCAAATGCATCAACTACACAATGGTGGATGAACAATTAATAATAATTATATTAAAATAAAAGAAATATTTATAAAATAACAATACAATAATAAAATAATAAATGGCCGCACCAAAAGAAATAGGATACGATGATTATGGAAATCCATTATTGGATGATTCTGGGGCACCTTTATTTATAGGTGAGGGTAGTGGTGGAAATCCAATAGGGTCTCCATCATCACCACCCACACCACCACCATCTACAGCCACCCCGCTTCCTTATTCTTTATCATATACATATCGTATTGAAAACGTAACTGGTGATAATTTAGAATTTTATTACCAAGCTCCTGATTCTGTTTATAAAAATGTAACTGTTTTTGCATATTCAAATAGAGAAGTTTGTGCTATACCAAACACATTTTCATATCCATCTGGTTTAGATATTACCCAATTAAATCCTTGTAATTCGCCAGATGGTGGAACACCATCAACGCCGGGTGGAACTACTGCTCCTGTTGATGGTATGGGTGCAGTTCCTGGTACAGAAGGTCCCGGTGGGACACGAATACCTGTAACTGCAACTAAATTTAATCTTAGAATTATAAGTGGTAATGGTGCCGGTAGTACTCAAAAATATGTAATAAATGGTAATGAATATTCAGATGCAACTAATTATCAGTTTGATATAAATGATTTTAAGAATTCGGTTGAAATTATACCAAATTACAACAATAAATTATATAATTTAAAAAACAGTTGGAGAATACACACTCAAGCCAGTGGAATACTTGGTATTTTCGAAACACAAAAAAGTACTGGTTCCGAAAGTAATCAATTTTTTGAAAAATTCCCAACAGATATTACAATAACATTTAATTATGAACCATTCGCATTACCACCCCCAACAAATGATTCTGTTGAATTACAACTTGAATTAGATGGTCAGAGTGATTCAGCGATAGTTGTATTGGATAATGGAACGGAATATCCTGTAAAATATGGGTATTCGGTAATAAATGTTAAATTAGGTACTAGTTTTAAATTATATTCTAATGGTAGTAATTATAATGTAACAAGATTATTAGGTATAGAATCTCAAGGTGATAGAGATGCTACTATATTTGATTTAAATGCGAATTCAACAACACCCTCACTTGAGTTAAGTTATAGGATAAAACAATCAGTAAAAGTTTTTATAACAACTAAAGTCATACAAAAAGTTAATAGTCCATCTATACCACGTATAGTTCCTGGTATTAATTTTACAGCTGGTGATAGTAGAGAGTATAATACAAATTCGGAAACTGGTGTTGGATTTACCATTGGAAAATCAGGTGGTGTAAGTAGAATTAGAGTATCTGTAAACAATCAAGAATATACATTTAGTGATTTAGGTAGTGATGGGGAAACAATAATTTATTTACCTGATTCAGCATTCCCATCACCTGGTCAATATAGAATAATAATGGTGCCATCTAATGTAAATGGAGATGGTAATCCAATAGAAGGACTTGTAAATGCATTTGCAGATTTTTGGGTAGGTGTTCCTGATATTAGAGATATTGTATATCCATCGGTATTGAGGGGACCTGATTATACTGGAACTAATGTTGATTTTGATTTAAGTTATAAAACAGTTAATGCTGATTTTGTTAGAATATCAAAACAGGGTAGTTCTCAATATATTCAAGGACCTGCAGCTGGTACTATAAAATTAAATGTACAACAAATTTTAGATTTAGATAATACTCTTACTTCGGAAGATGAAGATAAGATTTCATTTACTTTAAAATTAGTTGCATATAATATAAGTGGATTATCTCCTGTTATAAGTAGAGAAGAATTTATTACAATTTTATTTGATAAAGGTGATTTAATAATTCCAAGACCATTAGCAATGAATAGAATTGCTGAAGGTTTTTTTGTACAATTTAACACTGGTGTATTTGCAGATGAAACTTCAAAATATCTAACACACTTATTACATTTAGGTGATGGTGATAATAAGGTAGTAACTACATGGGTTGGTAGTGATGATAGTTTAATATTAAAATTATATGAACCATTAACAACCGCAGTACAAGCAAATCAACAAGTATGGATTTCAAAATTACAATCAAATCCAATTGTTGAAACGGTAACTTTAAAAAACGAAGAAAACCAATTTTGTCCCCCATTAAAAGGACCTAATTTCAGTTTAGATACATCAGTTGGTATTGGATATAAAGTATTTGATGAACTAACTGCAAGTGGTTCATATACTTCAAATGATATCGTAAACAAGTATTTAGAGGGTAATGGGATTGATACATCTAAGTTAAATATATCGTATGCAAGTGGTTCTACTTATTTGTTTGATAATTTTGTAAATTTTAGTTCTGCCGAAGAAAGAGTGAATAACTTTTTTTACAAAGTACAATTAATTGAAGATTATAAAACTAAATATACTGCTTTGATAGCAGATACATTTACACAACCATATGTAGATTTAACTTCAAGTTTATTAGCTGAATATCAAAATACAAATTCAGACCCATTTTTAACAACATATAGTTCTCAAAATTTAGCTACCTTAATAACTGAAGATTTTATATTTGATGAAATTAATTGGGAGATTAATCAACCAAAAGGTACGGCACAAATTTCGGAAGCTAAGAAAGTATTGGAAAAAGCAAATGTTATAATTAGAGGACTTGATGGATTTGAAAAATGGTTATATACTGATTTAATATATTCGGATACTTTATCATACCCAAAAACAACATATACTAATCCAATAAACGGATTAACTACTTATGTTTTAAAACCAACAACTGATAATGATGTTGTTTCTTGGTATGAATCATTGGTTAGTTTGTCGTATGAATTTGATAAATACAATCCAAATTATTTAGTAAACAATATACCTGAATTTATAAAAGAAGATTATGATAATAATGATTTCATACTTTTCTTAGATATGATTGGGCAGCATTTTGATATTATTTGGGTTTACATAAAAGCATTATCCGGAAATAAATTATTAGAAGAAAAACAATTAAAAGGTGCAACCAATAATCTTATATACTACCTATTAGAATCAATGGGTTGGGAAGGTAAGAGAGCATTTGATTCACAATTCCTTTGGGAGTATGCATTTGGAACTAATAGAGAGGGTTATCAAAAATATGAAATGCCACTGGAAGATGCAAACAATCAAGTTTGGAGAAGAATCTTAAACAACCTACCATATCTATTAAAACACAAAGGAACATCCAGAGCTATGAAAGCAGCTATGGCGTGTTATGGTGTTCCACAATCCATGTTAACAATTATGGAATATGGTGGGCCGCAAGACCCAACAACGGATGGTACTACTAAATTTACATTTGATGATAGAACTGCTGCAATTAAATTAAACTCTGGTTCATATAATTCTTCTGTTGTTGTTCCTTGGAAATCAATAAATGGTTCATATCCACAAGGTATTGAATTTAGAATAAAACCCGATAGTGTACAAACAACTAGAATTATATCTAGTAGTCAATTCTATTTAGATATACAACAAACTACTGGTTCTTTTGCAACTTTAACGTTTGGATTGGGTACTAATGCATTGGCAGCCCCATATATAGAAACACCATTTACATCAGCATCTGTATCAACAACATATTTCCCAATTGGATATGATTATGTATTGGGACCTGATACTGTAAGTGGTAGTTCGTATTTCCCTTTATCAACAGAATATTATAGTAATGTTTTAATAAATAGATATCCTTTAGGAGGTCAATTATCATCTGCATCTCGTTATGAGGTA